TGGTCGCGGCATGGGACGAGGCCCGCTTTCTGCTGAAACAGGGAAAGCGGGTTCGGGTGACGGTGGAGGAATACGAGCCGCGCCGTAGCGATATTCAGTCCGACAAGATGTGGGCCATGCTCCGCGACATATCCAATCAGGTCGAATGGATGGTCGATGGGGTGTTGCAGAAGCTGCCACCCGAGTGCTGGAAGGACATCATGAGTGCAGGGCTGAAGAAGAATCAGCGGGTAGCCCAAGGGGTAGAGGGCGGATTCGTGATTCTCGGGGTTCGGACAAGCAAGATGAAGGTCGGGGAAATGGCCGAGCTGATTGAGTTCATCCAATACTTTGGGGACGAGAAAGGCGTGGTCTGGTCAAAGGATGGGGCTGAATGAAACATTCAACCGGAACGCCAACCAGGGCCGAGAAAGTCCGCATGGACGCCATGAAGGAGCTTGGGCAATGCGTGGCCGGTTATCAGCGCGGAATCCACGGACGGGGCTATATCGAAATTCACCATCTGCTGTCGGGGAATCGCCGGATCGGGCATCTCGCCAGCGTGAGCCTGTGTAGCTACCACCATCGATCCGTACTCCCTGAAGGAATGACCCGCGCCGAGGCCGAGGAAGTATTCGGCCCAAGCCTTGCCAATGGCTCCAAGCCGTTCCGGGCTGAGTTCGGTTCGGACAAGGAATTGCTGGCGCTTCAGGCTGCGCTATTGGGGGAAGGATGACCGAGTACGAGATTCCGGTGCGCCTGGTATCCGGCGCGACCCTGCGGGAACATTGGGCGGTCAAGTCCAAGCGGAACCGCCTCCAGCGCGAAAGCGCCCGTATTGCCACCATTGCCGCCCTCCGAGGCGGTATTTTTCAGCCGCCAGCCACCATCACCATCGAACGGGTGGGAAAGCGGAACCTCGACAGCGACAACCTCGCCATCTCCGCCAAGGCGGTCAGGGACGGGATTGCCGATGCCTTGGGGATTGATGACGGGGACGCCCGACTGGACTGGCAGTACCGCCAATCGGTCGGCAAGGAATACACGGTTCGGGTAACGATCAGGGGGAATGGGGAATGAAGCAAACAAGGGCTCCGTCACGGCACTTCCGCATCATCGAGTGCATCTGCACCTGCTATCGCGGCTATGAGTTAGACGCCGCCAAGGAAGTCGTGGAACGCATACGCAGACTGGCATTGTTCCACAGGCCACGGCAGGCGTATGTGTTCATGGACAACGAGGGTGGGGTGTATGTGTTCGGGTTAGACCGATCCGCCGCCCAGACCATGCTCGGGAAGCACCCTGATTGGCTGGTGGGGATGTTCACCCACAAGGCGAGTGCCGAGGATATAGCCGAGGACTTGGCGGCGATGTGGCCCTGATGGTTTACCAAAACGCCAGTTTGCATAGGGGATTTATGCAAATGCGGGGATCGGTAAACCGCGCTTGCAACAACATCCACGACTGGTGTAATGGCCCGTAGCAGATACAGTCTGACGCTAGGACGCCCCAAGATGGCCGCAAAGCCAAAACCAAATGACAATGCCGCATCCGGCGAAAAACTGGATAAGGCGGCAACCAAAACCCCTCAAGGCCGAGAGAAAGGCTGGCAGAACCTAAAGCCCGCACAGCCGGGTGAGGTTCGGAACCCTGAAGGCAAGAACCAGTTTACCGATGGCCGCAAGCGGGTGATGCAACAGGCCCAAGCGGCGACCGACAAGGCGCTTGCCATACTGGTCAAGCAACTGGACAGCGAAGATCAGGCCATCGCGCAACGCGCGGCTATGGCCCTGCTCGATAGGGGCGTTGGTAAGCCCGTGCAGCCCAATGCGAATACCGACTCGGAAGGCAACGACATTCCGCCGCCGCCGCCGATGAACATCTTGCCGGTAGCCGCCAAGTGATCCTCGCGGCTTCCGTGGTGGAGAAAGCCCGCGCCAGTTTTGGCCTGAAGGCGCACACGGGCAACAGCCTGCGTCTGCTGATGCTGGCGGAGCTGACCAACACCGCCGAGCGCCACCGGATGCAATACACGGCCTATGAAGCGCCGCATATCAACTTCATCCCGGAAGGCTTCTGGGATGGCGTGTACGAGGCTGTGCAGTGAGCGCGGCTATGGCCAGCGAGTTCCTGCAAGTCCCTGAGCTGATGGTGCCGTGGCTTGAGCCGCGCCGATACAAGATTGCCCGTGGTGGCCGAGGTGGCGGCAAGAGCCGCACCTGCGCCGCGATTCTGGTCAGGAGAGGGGCCAGAGAGCGCCTGCGCTGGCTATGTGGCCGTCAGATACAGAAGTCCATCGAGGAATCGGTGTACCTGCTGCTGAAGGACGAGATTGCCCGTCAGGGGCTTGGCCCGTACTACGACATCCAAAAGACCCGCATCATCGGCAAGTACACGGGAACGACCTTCGTGTTCACCGGCTTGCAGGAGCATACGAAAGACAGCCTGAAGTCATACGAAGATTACGATGGCTTCTGGGGCGAGGAAGCCCATAGTATCGCGGCATCGGCGTGGGAAATCCTGATTCCGACCTTCCGCAAGGCCGGATCGGAAATCTGGGCGACCTACAACCCCGAGGGCGAGGACGATCCGATTCACGTCATGGCCCGCAACGCGCTGGAGGCCAATGACCCAGACTTCCTGATCGTGGACATCAATTGGCGGGACAATCCCTGGTTCCCGCCTGAGCTGGAGAAAGAGCGCCAGCGGATGCTGCGCCAGAACCCCGACCTGTACCAGCATATCTGGGAGGGCCAATGCCGTTCGGCCACGGGCATCATCTTCAAGCGCGAATGGTTCAAGCGCCATGATGCGCCGCCTGCAAGCCTGAATGTGTACGCGGCCAGCGACTATGCCGTGACTGCCGATGGCGGTGACTTCACCGAGCATGGCGTGGCTGGCATGGGGCCTGACAACGTGCTGTATTTCACCGACTGGTGGAGTGGCCAAGCCGCCCCGGACGTGTGGATTGACGCCATGTTCGACCTGATGGCTGAGCATAAGCCCCTGCATTGGTTCGAGGAAAAGGGCGTGATCCTGCGCTCGATTGAGCCGTTTCTGGTCAAGGAAATGGGCCGACGCAAGAGCTGGGTTACGCGCACCAGTCTGCCGAGCGCATCCAGTAAGGCTGAGAGGGCGATGGGCTTTGCCGCGATGGCGTCCAATGGCCTTGTATCGTTTCCGAAAACCGAGTGGGCCGATAGGGTTATCAATCAGCTATGTGGCTTCACGGGCGAACCTGGCCGACAGGATGATGCGGTGGACGTGTGTTCCCTGCTGGCCCGTGGCCTTGAGCATATCCACAAGGCCCAACCGACACCGAAAGCCAAGACCGAGCCGGTCAAGCCGTTTACCCAAGCATGGTTCGACAAGAAGGCTGGCATGGATTCCGATGCTGACGAGCGCAAGGCGAGGTATTACCGCCCATGAAGCTGATACGCCGCATCCTGTGCTGGTTCGAGCATCACCGCTATATCGCGGTATCCGCGCATCCATTACACCACCGAAACGGTCGCCTGCCGCCGCTTCGATACGCCTGCCGTGACTGCGGCAAATACAAGAGGATTTGACCATGTACGGAACCGACCCGCAGACCACGCACGGCGACATCGAGCGATGGGAAAAAGCCATCTTCGAGACCATCCAGTACGACAAAGCCGCCCGTGACCAGTACGCTATTGACCGCAAGCTGGTTCGCGGTGACAGTTCGCTGGAGGTGACGGCCAACCTGCTTGGCACCTTTGTGGACGTGACCGCCTCGTTCCTGGCTGCCCGTCAGCCGGATATTGACGTTCTGCCCGCCCGATCCATCGAGCCGCCGAGCATTGACGCCCTGCGCGACATGGCCGCCGACATGATTCGCCAACGCCCTGAGATTCAGCAGGCGGGCGAAATGACCATGATGGCCGCTGGCGCTATGGGCGCACCGAACGCGCAAGAGATTGCCGAGCAGGTGGTGGATGCCAAGACCGAGGAAGAAATCGGCAAGATGGCCGAGAAGCTGCGCAAACAGTACGGTCGCCGCCAGCGGGACGCCAAGGTAATGGCCGAGAGCGTGGAGCTGATGGTGGGCCATCTGTGGGAATCGGCCAAACTCAAGCGCCGAATCAACTCTACCACCCGTTCGGCCCTGTCCTTGGGTGTGGGCTGGCTGAAAGCCTCGATTCAGGAAAGCACCAACGACGACAACCCGCTGACCGTGCGCAAGCTGAACTCCCTGCAAGACAACCTGAGCGCCATTCGCGCCAAGCAGCAGGAATTGGGCGAGGCGACCGATGCCGAACTGGAAGCCAAGGCCGCCGATCTGGAGCGCCAGATTGCGTCCGTGCAGGCCCATGCCGAGGAAGTGGCGGCTAAGGACTTCGTGGCCGACTGCTTGGCCGCTGAGGATTTAGTGGTAGCCCGTGGCGTGGCGCTAGTGGATTACTTGGACGCCGCGTGGATTGCCCACCGCGTACCGATGCAAATGGATGACGCCAAAGGCGCGTTTCCGAACCTGTCCAGTAAGCGCGAGAACGGTTCCTGTGCGCTGGATGATGCCAAGAAGTATTACCCGAAGAAGCCCGAGCTGATGCAGTCCATCGACATTGGCGCGGAACTGGGCGAGAACTCCGCTGACCGCTTCGATGGCTTTGGTGCCAACGATGGCGGAGAGTGCTGGGTGATGGCGTGGGAAGTGTGGGACAAGCGTACCAACCATGTGCTGACCTGGGTGGAGGGTACGAAGCAATGGGCCAAGGAGCCGAGCATCCCGAAGCCGTCCACCCGCTTCTACCCGTTCTTCCTGACCATCGTGGGCGCGGTTGAGGGTGAGCGCCACCCTCAGTCCTTGGTGTCGCGCTCCAAGAAGCTGCTGGATGAATACAACCGCATCGGTTCGGCTGAGGTGGAACACCGCCGCCGCATCCGGCCCAAGATCATTTTCGACAAGACCAAGCTGACCGTGGACGAGGTGAAGAAGGTCGCGTTCGGTGAAACCGGCGAATTTGTTGGCGTCAATCCGGTTCAGCCGGGTACGCCGATGTCCGAAATCTTCTTCGTGCCACAGTATCCGGCGATGGACTTTGGCCTGTACGACCGTTCCCGCATCATGGGCGAACTGGAGCGCATCTGGGGCATCCAAGAGGCGTTGAGCGCCAGCATCCAGACCGCCAAGACCGCGACCGAGGCCGACATCCAACAGCAGGGCTTCAACGCCCGCACCAACGACAAGCGCGAGGCCATCGAGGAAATGCTGACCGATCTGGCCATCTACACCGCCGAACTGGCCCTGACTAACTACTCGCAAGAGGAAGTCTGGGAACTGGTTGGCACGGATGCCATCTGGCCAAAGGTGGACAAGCCCGAGGACTTACGCAAACTGGCTCGCATCAGCATCCGCGCTGGCTCTACCGGCAAGCCAAACAGCGAGCTGGAACGCCAGAGCTGGTCGGCCCTGCTGCCGCAACTGACCCAAGGCATCATGCAGATTGGCGAGTTGCGCCAGTCCAGCCCGTCCGACATTGCTGACAAACTGGAAAGCCTGCTGGCGATTACCGCCGAACGCGCTGGCGACCGCTTAGACATCGACAGCCTGGTGCCGCAAGCCGGAACTGGCCCCGCAATGATGCCCGGATTGCCGCCTGAAGCCCCGCAACCGGCCATTGGCCCCGCACCCCCGCAACCCTGAGAGAGAGAATCATGCCGCCGAATGAAACCCCGAACGAAACCGAAAAGCCGGTGCTGGAACAGGCCGTAGATGCCATTGATACCGCGCTGGACGCCGCTACGCCTGCTCCTGTTGCCGATCCTGATCCGGAAGTGCCTGCCGAGCCGGAGGCCGCGCCTGAAGCCGCTGATGCGCCCGTAGAGCCTGCCGCTGAAGAGCCGCCTGCCGAGCCGGAGGCCAAGCCGGATGAAGCCATCAAGGCAGAAATGGATTCGCTGGGCATCAAGTCCCAAAAAAGCCGCGACCGCTTCGAGGCAATGAGCCACGAAATCGCCACGTTCCGCCCGCTGAAAGAGGCGCTGGAACAGGCTGGCATTACCGACCCGGCACAACTGCCTGCCATCCTTGGTCGCGCCCAAGCTGCTGATGCCTTCGAGCAGGCGCTTGAGCAGACCAACGCCCCGCCCGAGGACTTTGCCATGGCCTTGGACGTTCTGGCCAAGCTGAACTCCGGCGACCAGGCTCAGGCCGCACAGGCGTTCGATACGCTCCAAGAGGTGCTGAAGTATTGGGCTCCGCGCTTGGGCCGCGATAACGTGACCATTGACCCGCTGGATGACTTCCCCGACCTGAAGGAACAAGTGGGCTTCGGTGAGCTGAAGCGTGAGGCGGCGCTGGAAATTGCCCGCGCCCGATCTGAGGCTAAGAGCCAACAGGCCCGCGACAGCTATGAGCAACAAGGCCAGCAGGCGGAAGCCGAGCGCACCCAAGCCGCACAAGCCCTGAACCAGTGGGATTTGCAGATGCAGGCGCATCCGCAATTGGGAGCCAAGTTCAAGGCTGTGAAGCCGCAACTGGAAGCCCACCTCCGGGCCATTACCCAGCGTGTGCCGCCGAGCGAGTGGCTGCCGAGCCTGCAAGACCTGTTCAACAGTCTGCCCGCACCGGCCCCTGTAATGGCCCCTGCCGCCCGTCCGATGCGTCCAGTTGGCCCGACCCCTCCGCCCGTGGTGCCGCAGTCCAATGACCCGTTTGCCGCCCTTGATTTGGCCTTGGGCCAGATGAACGGCGTCCGCTAAGAAACCCCGAGAGAGAGCTTGCCCCGTTTCGGCGGGGCTTTTTTCTTCGCGCTTGAAACAGTGCTCCAATGCGCGATTCTGCCCTTATGTCCCATAGGAGCCGATAACATGGCCAACGCGATTGCCGCTGGAACCGGCGCAGGTTCGACCACTTTCACCCTGTCCGATGGCCAGCGCAAGACGGTGAGCATCACCAACGGCGCAGGCACGGGCAATGCCCCGACTGGCAGCTTCTATATCCTGTCCAAGCAGATTGGCTCTGGCTCGAACTACGGCGTCTATATGCGGTTCGACGCCCGCATCTGCCCGTTCAACGTGAACGGCAACGGCGGCTGGAAGATTGAGCGCGATACTGCCGCCCATCCGGTCAGCACGGCGCTGGATTTGGACTGATGATCCGTCCTGGCGGAATCCTGTCGCCGGTCATTGAGCCGGTCATTGAGTCCCTCACCAGCGCCATCACCGCCGCGCTGGGTGGCTTGCCATCGACGCCATTTACCCCGCTTGTAACAGTGGCGTGCGGCAACAGCATAGCTGTCCAGAGTAAGTGGCTCGGTTCCTTCTGGGGATGGGGCGGCGAGCTACATGTCGCCAATTTATTCGCAGGCGGCGCGATGCGCTTCAAGCGAATCACGCCGACAACGCGCTCAGACTTGAACGGAATTTACGGCTACAGCGGCCAAACGCTAGAAACCATCAACTCCGACATCCAGGCCCAACGGATTGATCCGATTAACGCGGCTGGCGTTACGCCTGAATTGGTAGTCGGATTAGCTCTGGCTGAAAACGACATCGTGAGCAGTGCGACTGCGGCGCAGATTCATGCACGCATTGATACATGGGTTACGAAAATCCAGACGACATGGCCGAGCGCAAAGATTCTTCTTGTCACGCCGCGTCCATCGTTTAGCAACAACACCGAGGCATTGGTGGCTAAATACCAGTCGGTGCGCGACTACACGCTGTCCCTTGAGAACGGAGCCACCATACTTGTGGCTCGCGGTGACACTTACGAGAACCCCGCAGCACCTGGAACCCCTCTTTCCAGTTACACGGACGTCTCTGTTCACCCGAACGCGAAGGGCGCAATGGTCAACGCACGCGCTATCGCTCGCAAACTGCGCCGTCTGGGGGTGGCGTCTTTCTCTGATAGCGTGCTTGCCACCAACAGGACGCTAACCGGGTCTGTGGCGACAAGTGGAACCAATCTGACGGGTACGCGGCCAACGGGGACGTCTTTCCCTGGCAGCGCTAACGGAACGTTTGTGACTGAAGCCCTGAATCCGGGCTGGCGTGTCACGTTCAACAACAATACTGCAACCGCAAATCTTGATATTGGTACTTTCCAGCTACCGACTGAAGCAATCGCTGGCGCTCCGACCTACATCAGCCCGTACTTGAAGGTACGAATCGTCTCTGGCGCAGAGAACCTTCGTGCCATCGAACTCTGGCCGCGTATCTTAGACGGTGGCGGCAACACCTTCCAGTACCACATTCAGCAGCAGACGCTTGACGCTGAGCCGGATTTCCAGAACGGCGACGTGCTGACGTTTGTTTGTCCGCCGAAGGCTGCTAATTCCGGCTCCATCACGCAGTTGATTAACTACATCCGTCCAAAGATGAAAACCACGACCGGCGCAACGACGGTTGAAATCCTCGACCACGGCTACATGGTGGTGACATGACCATCAAAGCTATTGTGACGCAGAGCGATGTGAGCGAGGACGAGCCGTTTGCGGCGCTGGCCCGGCTGGGGCTGGCGTTGGTGCAGGCTGAGATTGAAGGATAAAGACATGGGTACATCATTTGACAACCGGATCGACAAGATTAATAGCCAGCGCGAAGCATTAGGCAAGCCGCGAGTTGACTTTGGCAATGTGTTCAATCGGCCAAGGCCACAGGCCCCAAAGCAGCCCGTTACCCCGTACCGTGGCCGCGCCGATCTGGTGAACAGGCATTTCCGTGAGCGCATGAAGTAACCGCGCTTGACACAATTCCCACTTGCGCAAAACTGCCCGAGAGAGCCAGAGCACCGGCTCCCGCCGCATAGCAGACAGCCGGAGTCGCGCCCGGTAGCGCAGTAAACGAGCATCGCGCCCTCGAAGCGGATACATCCCTATCCCAACTTCATGGAGCATCCTCATGCCTTTTACCGCACAACAGTTGGCCATCGGTGCCAACGCCACCATCGAAACCTTCAAGCGCAACGCCCCGGTTGACCAAGTTAACCAGGACAAGCCGTTCCTGAAAGCCCTCATTGCCGCCAAGAAAGACGTGGTGTTCGGCAACGGCTACTACAACGAAACCATCTACATCAGCAACGGCTCCAACTACCAGAACTACTTTGGTGCCGACCAAGTGACCTACAACGAGCGCGACCAAGTGCGTCAGGCCAAGTTCGCTTATGCCAACGCGCATGACGGCTTCTGGTTCGATGAAGACCGTCTGGCCGCCAACGGTATCGTGATGACCGATGACGGTTCCGCCACCCCGACCGCTGAAGAAAAGCAGCAGTTGGTGAACCTGATTGAAACCGCCTACATGGGCCTGCGTGAATCCATCCAAGACGGCCTCGCTCTGGAAGTCCTGCTGGACGGTTCGCAGTCGGCCAAGGCCGTTGTTGGCCTTGACGCGCTGGTTGACACCACCCCGGCGACCGGCACCGTGGGCGGCATCGACGCCTCGACCGCGCTCTACTGGCGCAACAACGCCTCGATGGGCGTCAGCACCGCCAACCTGATTGACGAAATGGAGAAGCAATGGCGGGCCTGTACCCTGAAGGGCGGCAAGGCTCCCAATGCCATCTTCGTGGGTGCGACATTCCTTGACGCCTACCGTAACGCGGCTGGCGGTTCCAGCGGCATCATCCAGCGCCAAGTCACCGTGTCCGAAAAGGGCGGCGTGGGTCTGGACGCCTCGGTTTCGGGCCTTTACTTCAAGGGCATCCCGTTGCAATGGGACCCGACCTTCGAGCTGCTGGACGCGCAACTGGGTGCCATCACCTACCCGTGGACGAAGCGTTGCTACTTCCTGAACATGAACCACCTTGGCCTGAAAGCGATGAAGGGCCGCTGGATGGTCAACCGGAAGCCGGAGCGCCTGCCGGATCGCTACGTTCACTACTTCGGTATGACCAGTTCGCAAGCGTTGACCACCAACAAGCGCGCTGTGCATAGCGTGATCTCCGTATCGTAATCCTGAACGCCCCCGGCAACGGGGGCTTTCTTCCCCACTGAACGGCGGCTCCGCTGTCGCCATCAACCTGACCGCCTCGGCGGAAAACGTTGTCCATTGCGACACCCTGGCTGGCACCTACACCACCGCCGCCGCGCTGTCGGTTGTGACCGGCACCACGTCGGTTGCCACCATTGCCGGCCTCAAGCGGTATGTGAAGTTGGATTCGGCTGGCACCGTCATCCTGCTGGCCAGCGACTAAGCACCACGGCCCCGCTTTCGGGCGGGGCTTTTCTTCCCACCGAAAGAGAGAGAGCATGAAAATTCAACTGGTTAGCATTGAAATCAATTCCGGCAACTCGATGCACAAACTTCACCGTGACGTGAAGGGCTACGAGATTCCCCTGCTGCAACTGGCCCACGGCGATGACAACGTGAAGGTGCTGAGTAAGGCTGGCACCATTGATGTTGAAATCGGCCCTGCCGAAGAATACGACCGCCTGATCCAACTGTACGCCCGCCGCGATGGTGAGCTGGTTCGCAAGGCGTACCGCCATCCGGCTGAACTGGCTGAAGCGATGGCCCTGTGCGCCGTGGATGAAGCGGCGGAACAAGCCGCTGACGAAGCCGCCGATGGTGAGCCGGAGCGTAAGAAGCCCGGACGCAAGCCGAAACAGTAACAACTCGGGGCGGTTCGCCGCCCTTTCTTTTTCAGGAGTGCGCCTGTGCCGATTGTTGATTACAACTCCCCGATTGCCGAAAGCCTTGGTTATCGCACCCGCGCCCAACTCCGCACCGACCTGCTTATCCGCTTGGGCTATGCCGGTCAAACCTCGGCACCGCCGCCTGGTATGCCAGAGCTGCTGAACTCGTTTCTCGATTCCGCCCACAAAGCCCTGTTGCGCCGTCCGGGCGTTCCGCGCCAAGAGCGTTGGTTCACTTGGACGATGGCGGCTGGCCAGAAGTTCTATGGATTGGATACCAACGAAGAAACGCCCGCCAAGCGCCTTGACCAGTACCATGTGCTGTGGGTCGGCGTCCAGCGTGACGATATTTGGTACGAGCTGAAGCAGGGCATCCCGCCGAGCCTGTATTCCGAAACCGTGACCGGCTTCCCCGAACGGTATCAGATCGGGCAGGGCATTGAAGTGTGGCCTGAGCCGAATAGCGATGTGCAATACCTTCGCATCAAGGGCCATGTGCGCCCTGACGCCTTTACCGCCGACAGCGATGTGCCGAGCATTGATGACGAGCTAGTGTTCCTGTACGCGCTCTCGCTGGCGAAAAAGCACTATGAGCAATCCGACTGGCAGGACTGCCGCCAAGAGGCCGAGCTTCGCCTTGGCCAACTGGTTGCTGGTGGCCACCAGACTGCCCGCATCATTCCGGGCCAGAAGGGCGACTCCATCTACGTCCAGCCCAAGCCCTCGGTGCCGTTCTGATGGCCGCGATGTTCTCGCTGACCAATCTGAAGCAGGGAATTAATCGGTTGCGTCCGAAGGGAGGCGCCAGCGCCGAATCGCTGTACGACCTGGTGAACGGCTACATTACCCTGCAAGGCACGGTAAAAGGCCGTGGCGGCACGACCAAGGTTCTGGCCCTGCCGTCTGATTCCCGTGGCCTGTGTGTGTTCAAGGGCAAGGTGATTACCTTCCACCACAACTCCGCATCCGGTACGTCCGGCGTGTTGCAGGTTGTGGTGATCCCGCACCCGACCGATTCCAGCCAAACGCTCAAGACCATCCATTTTGCCCAGCCGCACCT